ATTATTTTCCAAAATGGATGCCATCTCTAGAAATGAGAGAAATTGAGCACAGTGCATGCGAATGGGACAAATACGAACGAACAAGATTGGGAGAAGGCAGACCACGTAGCAAATTCATCCCACCGCATTTGAGAAATAAACAAGTTTAGTATATTATGACAGGCAGACAATACTATTATCCTTCTGGAATAAAGCGCAAAGCAGCTGTGCAGGATGCTATCAATAGATTCTATGCACGTCTTGGTTATTATCCACAGGAGCTACATTTTCCAGTAGATGAGGCTGTGAACATAGAATTTCCAATAAAGACTGTCAGAACACGAACTATACAATCTAGAAATTTTATTCTTGGTCCTATTGTGAGACGAGATCCTAGAATGTTTATAGGGAAAAGGAAGAGAGTATGACTGAAGATAAGAAATTCGATTCATTGAGTGACGATCTCAGATCGTATCTTCCAAAACATATGGAAGATGTTGGATATGTGTCTGGAGTTCTTTTGGCTATTCATGTTATGAAGGAATCTGGCTACAAATTATCATTTGCAAGACGTGGAGAGTATGGCATATTTCATAATCTTGCGAGGAAGTGGGATCGCATAGAAAATGCCTATCATGGAACATCATTTGATAGCATAGAAGTCCTCGATGCGATTGCTGACATGGCTGTGTATGCTATAAAGTGGATGGCAGTGATTATGGTTCTTCATCCTGAGACATTCAAGAAATGGATGGAGCATATTGACATGAAGAAAGAAGTTCCAGAACAATTGTCATTTATGGATGATACAAATATATTATTATGAACATCCCTTCTGAAGATAATCCCTCATGTATCAAGTGTGGATTATACAAGAATTGTCTTCATCCATTTATGGAGTCTGATGGAGCAGAACATCCAGAGATAATGATTGTAGGGGAAGCTCCTGGTTGCATAACTGGTGATTCATTGATAGAAGTTGCATACAGAGACAAATCCCTATATCCTGATGGAATTCCAATAAAAGAATTGGTTAGAAATAATGGATTCTATGTATATGCATATGACACAGATAACAATAAATTATGTGTAGATAAAGTAAACAAGGTGTGGAAGACTGGAAGAAAGAAAGTATACAGAGTTACCTATGAATGGAAATATCCATATTATCATGATATAGTTGTAATACAAGATTATATTGATGTAACATCTAATCACAAATTCTTGCTGAAAAAGTATATAAAGCATGATCCATTTATGGGTAGAGATTTAGATGTGAATTATCTATCTATAGATGATGGATTACGAGTAGGAGACAGTATACAGCCATTTCTTAGAGGACATGGAGATGGTATTGGTGTTTCTTCAAGACATTGTGTAAGTGAACCTATGTTTTTACTAGAATATAAAATTGGTAGAGAATTACAGTCGAAAGAACAATGTCATCATATAAATAGAAATCATTCTGATAATACTTGGGATAATCTAAGTTTACAGACTGTATCTAGTCATGCGAGATTACATTCTATAGAAGACAATGTTATGTTTCGTGAAGATATAATATTGAAACATAAGCAGGCAGTTACTGATCCCGAGTATAGAAAGAACATGAGTGCAAAGTTAAAAGAGTTCTATAGTAATCCTGTAGAACATGAAAAAAGATTGAAACAAATACAAGATACAAACGAACAACGACGTGCAACTGTGAAAAAGTTATATAATGATGCTGGATTCTATTACAAATATCTTATGGGAAGACAGCGAGCATTAAATTTATCTGATTCTTGGATTCTAGATAAATTCACTTCTAAATTTCCAGGAAGCGCATTTCCAGTTGACAATCATAAAATAGTCTCTATAGAATATATTGGCATCAGAGACGTGTACGATATGGAAGTAGCTACGTATCATAATTTTGCTGTAAATGGTATATTTGTACATAACAGCAAGGAAGATGAAGAGGGTGTGCCGTTTGTTGGAGAATCAGGTAAGTTGTTGCGAGATGCTCTCAAAGAGGTGGGATTCAATCTGACAAAGATACGATTCACGAATACAGTCAGATGTAGACCAAAAGATAATGAGAAACCAGACAAGAAGACTATAAATTGTTGTAGTCAGTTTGCAAAGGACGATATTGAGACGTATAATCCTCCTCTGGTATTTCTTATGGGTAATGTACCACTTGGAGGAATCCTTGGAGAGTCTGGTATTTCCAATTGGCAAGGTATAAAGATTGAGAAGAATGGCAGGACATATATTCCTCTATTTCATCCAGCGTATATTTTACGCAATAGAGATGCTATGGATGAATGGTTGTCTGCTATGCTGAAAGTCAAAGATGGTGAAGAGACTGATAAAGAAGAGATGGAAATCATACTTCCAAAGACTTTACAAGAGTTGAATGATATGTATGATTATCTGTATGAATATGAGATTATGGCATTTGATACAGAAACATCTTCTCTTGATCCTTATGCTGAAAATAGCAAGCTACTATCTATATCATTCGCAGCTGGCGATCGGGCATATTCCTATCCATTACAGCATAAAGATAGTTGGTGGACTGATGCTGAACTTATAGATGTTCTCAATATTACTAGAAGAACTCTTGCTGCTCATGATGGTAAACTGATCGGATTCAATGTCAAGTTCGACATGATGCACATATATGCTCGTCTACAATTACAATTGCATACATTCAGTGATCCAATGCTCATATCTCAATTATTAGACAGTGTTCCTCGCAATCATGGACTGAAGAGACTCGCTGGTATTCATTTGGGAATGTACAAATATGATCAGGAATTGAGAGACTATGTCAAATTACATAAAGACGCTGATCCCGGAAGAGGTGGCACATACGATAATGTGCCTCTGGATATCCTTTTGCCTTATGGTGCTTTGGATGCAGAGGCCACGATACTTCTCGATGAGAAGCTCTATCCGCAACTATCGGAAAAGCAAGACATCTTATATCGTCAGATGATTGTTCCGATAAGTGATGTATTGATGAAAATGCAGAGTAATGGGTTCTTGATAGATCAATACATCGCAAATAGATATCTGAACATATATAATTATCGAAGATCTGATATATATGCAGATATTCTAGATGATCCGATGGTAAAAAAGATGATCAGGATCCGCACAAAGAAACTTCAGGAGAAATGGAATGCTCCTGGGAAGAATGGAAGAGTCACAAAACATAAGAGCAAACCACCTGTATTTGTGTTCAATCCGAATTCTTCATATCAGGTCGCTGATCTAGCGTATAAATATCTGAAATTGAAGGTCTTAGAGTATACAAAGAATAACTACCCTTCGGTGTCTCAAGATGCCCTGAAGCCATATATTGGAAAGATTCCTGTGATATCTAACATAAGATATTATGGATTATTATGTGACATGATATCCAAGTATTTTCTGCCTGCATCAAATGGCTCATGGGTGTCGTATCAAGACAAGAGAGTGCGATCAACATATAATATAGGCGGTGCTGTAACAGGACGATTATCATCGTCAGATCCAAATCTTCAGAATATTCCTGCTATAGAGAGTAATCCTCAGACATTGTTGGAAACATTGCCGATAAAGAATATGTTCGTGTCTACAGGCAAGAACTGGCTATTGGCAGGAGACTATTCAGGAATGGAACTGAGAGTATTTGCATCAGTGGCACACTGTGCGAATATGCTGAAGATTATAAAGTCAGGAAAAGACACTCACTCGTGCGTGGCAATCACTTCTATGACACATAAGCCACTTGAAGAAATAACAGAAGAAGAGATAAAGGCACTTCCAAGATCTGTAAGATATGTGTACAAATGGACGTCATGGACTTTGCTATTTGGAGGAGATGCTCATACATTGAGTCGTCTGTATGATGTTCCTATCACTGATGCAGAACAAACAGTTCGAACATACTATGATACATTTCCGGAAGTTCTGGAGTATCAGAAATGGTGTGGCGAGTTCGCAAAGGACAATGGCTATATTGAGAGTTCATTTGGCAGAAAGGAATATCTGCCATATATAAATGATAATGATCAGAAGAAACGTTCTAGATCCATTAGAGAAGCCGTGAACATGCCGATACAGAGTGCGGCGAGTGATACATTACTGTGCTCTTTGGTGGTTATAGATAAGATTATGCAAGAGCGCAAACTCAAGTCTATGTTAGTGAATACAGTGCACGATAGCATCATGTTGGATTGTCATCCTGACGAAGTGCTAGAAGTGCATGATATTTGTGTAGAGGTGATGGAAAATATTGCCACTATGGCAAAACATTATATGTCGGAGATGGATTTCTCTTGGCTCGCATGTCCATTGCGAGCAGATGTGGAAATCGGACGACACTATGGTACTATGCAAGATTTTGCAGAATGGGAGAGGGAAAATGTACAATCCAGCAAATGAAGATGGTTCTTATGAAGTCGTGTCTGTCTATACTGGAGAAGAGACTACAGTTGTATACGACGAAGATGGAATACAGCATGTCGAAATGAATGACACAGTGGAGGATTGGGATGTCTATATTAGAGGAAATTAAGGGCACCAAAATAACATTTGTTATCGACGACAAGAAAAAATCCATAGATGTTGGAGAGTTGTTTGATATTGATGAAAATAATCTCACGAAGGAATTTGCGCATCAGGCAAGTCTCTATGCATATTTTGGAAATCTTGCTGCGGAAGCTGAGCGAGAGATAGGAATAGCAGCTATCGACAAGGATCAGGAGATGGCAATTCTGGATGCTAATCTTCGCAAAAAGCATGAAGTGAGAGATGAGAAATATACTGAGACTATGATTCGTAATGAGATACTCACTAATGAGAAATATCTGGCACTCATGGATGATGAAGGTGAAGCGAAGTACGATTTCAAGGTGATAAAGTCTATAGTATCAGCCTTGGAAATGAGAGCCCAAATGCTCATCTCTATAGGAAGTCATATTCGTCATGAGATGGATATGGAAGGAATGAACATAAAAGATAGAGCATTCCAGAAGTCTGTTGGTGATGTGAAGGAAACATTGCGATCAAAAAAGTAGATACATTAGTTTAGTTATAATAGAGGAGAATGAGGGAGTTGCCTAGCTTCTCATGATCAACTCATTCTCCTCTCAAGTTTCCAAGGTCGGTGTTGGCAAGGTTCGGAGATAGTTCAAATAGGGAGAATGTATGGCAAACGCAAGCGCTGTATATGAAGGTTCGAATCCTTCTCTCCGAATTATAGAACTTTACAAAGCGATATATAAGAAGAGCCCATCCTCCGTCTCCTTCTGTGGTAGTACTCACATTCTCCTGCATATGGTCGATCGGTTCTGCGTTAGATGATGGGCTCTTCTTATATGTTGCTTTGCGCAACAGAACCAAATTATATGGTCACAAACTTTTATGTTCACAAGGAGATAAGGTATGGCGAAGAAAGGTTCTATTCAGGATCGTCTGGGAGCAATCCGGGACAAGTTATCCAATACCGATATGTCAGTCGGTGGTGGAGCAGGCTTCTGGACTCCCAAAGAGGGCAAGCATATTATC